ACATTGAGATGGCTGAAAAAATTGCCAGACTGGCCAAAAGAAGTCTTTTTAAAGGTGATAAAGATAGGGTTCCTCACGTGGATGAAGTTCACGATATGGTGGAGAACAAATTGATGGACAACGGACTTAATGATGTTGCAAAAGAATACATCATCTACCGTTCAAAACATCAACCAAATATCTTTCAAAAAAGAGTTAATCTTAAACCTTATGAGTACCCCGATTTGAGTGAATACGTAGATGCTATTAGACACTCATACTGGGTTCATACTGAGTTTAACTTTACCTCAGATATTCAAGATTTCAAAGTACATTTGTCAGAACAAGAACAAAGTGCAGTACAAAGGGCGATGTTGGCTATTTCACAAATCGAAATCGCAGTTAAAACCTTTTGGGGTGACATTTATAAAAAGTTACCAAAACCTGAAATCGGAAACGTAGGTGCTACATTTGCTGAGTCTGAAGTAAGACACGCAGATGCTTATTCACACTTAATTCAATTGTTAGGTTTGAACAAGGAGTTTGAAAACTTGTTGGAAATTCCAGCAATCCGTAGAAGAATCAAATACTTGGAAAAAACTATTGCAAATTCAAAATCTATTGATAATCAAGACTATTTTGAATCTGTAGTTCTATTCTCAATGTTTATTGAGAACGTATCTCTTTTCTCTCAGTTCTTGGTTATTATGTCATTTAACAAACACAAGAATGTTCTAAAGGGTATCAGTAATGCTGTTGAAGCGACTTCAAAAGAAGAAAATATCCACGCAGAGTTCGGATTCGATTTAGTTAATATCATCAAGAAGGAAAACCCCACTTGGTGGACCAATGAATTGGTTGAAGATTTGATTGATGCTACTCGTGATGCTTATGAGGCGGAATGTGAAGTAGTTGATTGGATTTTTGAAAATGGTGACCTTTCGTTCTTAACAAAGGCACAAACTATGGAATTTATCAAACATAGATTCAATACCTCCTTGAATTCTATCGGAATTGATAGTATATTTGAAATCAATCAACCTTTGTTGGAGACAACTGAGTGGTTCGATGATGAAATTCTGACAACCAAACATACTGACTTTTTCCACAAGAGAAGTATCAATTACAGTAAGAAGACGAAGTCGATAACAATGAATGATTTATTTTAATTTTATATATGGAAACAAGAAAACCTTTTGATTGGATTAACGAAGAGTCTATTACTTTTCTTCGTAGAGGATATTTGAGTGAGGGTGAAGAACCCTTGGAGAGAATCAGAACTATTGCGGACCACGCTGAAAAACTTTTGGGTATGGAAGGATTCGCAGATAAGTTCTTTGATTATATGGGAAAAGGTTGGTATTCTTTGTCTTCACCCGTATGGGCTAACTTCGGTAAAAAAAGAGGACTCCCTGTAAGTTGTTTCGGTTCTAATATCGGAGACAACATTGAGTCTATTCTTTTCACACAGGCTGAAGTTGGTGAGATGAGTAAAATGGGGGGTGGTACCTCTGGTTACTTTGGTAACATTCGTGGTCGTGGTGCTGAAATTACAGACAACGGTCACGCACCTGGTTCGGTTCACTTTATGAACCTGTTTCAGAGTGTTGTGGATAACATCTCACAGGGTTCAACCCGTAGAGGTCGTTTTTCACCATACCTTCCTGTTGAGCACCCAGACATTATGGAGTTCTTGGAAATTGGTACTGAAGGATTCCCCATTCAAGATTTGACACACGCAGTAACTGTAAGTGATAAGTTTATGGAGGATATGATTGCGGGAGACAAAGAGAAAAGAGCAATTTGGGCGAAGGTTATTCAACGTAGAGGAGAAATTGGTTATCCATATATTATGTTCTCTGACACTATGAACAAAAAGGCTCCTGAAGTTTACAGAGACAAGGATATGAAGATTTACAATTCAAACCTTTGTTCTGAAATTGCACTTCACAACTCAGAGGACGAGTCTTTTGTATGTGTATTGTCATCTATGAACCTTCTACACTATGACGAATGGAAAGATACTGACGCTGTTGAAATGATGATTTATTTCTTGGATGCGGTTGTTACTGAATTCATCACCAAAATTGATGACCTAAGAACTAACGGTACTGTTGAGGGACAAAGAGCATTCTTCTACCTTGAGAGAGCATACAACTTCGCTAAGAGACAAAGAGCACTTGGCTTAGGTGTTTTGGGATGGCACTCACTTCTTCAGTCTAAGGGTCTTCCTTTTGATAGTAAGGATAGTGCAAGATTGAATATTGAAGTGTTCAAACTCATTAAAGATAAGTCATACGAGGCTTCGGCTAAGTTGGCTGAAATTTTTGGTGAACCTGAAACACTTGTTGGGTATGGAAGAAGAAATGTTACCTTAAACGCAATTGCACCAACAACGTCATCGGCATTTATCTTGGGTCAGGTATCACAATCAATCGAACCTATTTGGTCTAATGCTTACGTTAAGGATGTTGCAAAATTGAAGGTTACTATCAAGAATCCTGTTCTACAAAAGTTGTTAGCTGAGATGAAAAAAGACACCAAGACTACTTGGGATAGTATCAAGAAACACGATGGTTCGGTTCAACACCTTGATTTCTTGTCTGATGAACAAAAAGAAGTTTTCAGAACTTTTGCTGAAATCAATCAATCAACAATCATTAACCAAGCGGCGATAAGACAGGATTTCATTGACCAAGCTCAATCTTTGAACTTGATGATTTCACCTGATATGCCAACTAAGGATGTTAACAAACTCCTAATTGATGCTTGGATGTTGGGTGTTAAGACACTTTACTATCAGCACTCGATGAACTCGGCTCAGGCTTTCGCAAGAAAGAAACTTAATTTGAATGACTTGGTTTGCACAAGTTGTGAGGCATAATCAAAAAAATTAAGAGTTTTTGAACTAAAAACCCTGCACATAATGTGTGGGGTTTTTTGTTTCTTAAAAAATTATTCAGAATATATTTATGAGATATGGCAGACGGCATTACATACGGTATTATTTTTCCATTTAGGGATAGTCCCAATGGTGACTACCTTACATTATCACAAACACCTGAGGAAGAAATCAGAGCTAACTTGTTACATCTATTATTAACAAGAAGAGGTAGTCGTTACTACTTACCTGATTTTGGTACAAGACTTTATGAGTTCATCTTTGAACCATTAGATTCACCAACCTTTGATGCGATTAGGGCGGATATTAAAGATGCTGTTGCAAAATACATACCTAATTTAAAAATTAATGGTATTAGTGTTACACCATATACTGATGATGCTGAACTTATTGGTGATTTGAATATTAGTAATTTAGGTGTCGGTGGTATTTATAGGGTACCTGGAAGAGGAACAGAAGAATACACGGCAAAAATTAGAATAGATTTTACTGTTGATGATTCTGCGTTTGGTGAAAGGGATTTTGTAATAATTAACATTTAATTCAAATGGCAAATAGAAGAATTCGATATACTGAAAGGGATTTTGAAGGTTTACGTCAGGACCTTATTAATTACACGCAACAGTATTATCCTGATACGATTCAAAATTTCAACGACGCTTCGGTATATTCAGTATTCTTAGATTTGAATGCAGCCATTGGTGATAACCTTCATTATCATATTGATAGAAGTATTCAAGAAACCATTCTACAATACGCACAACAAAGATCGTCAGTTTTTAACATTGCTAGAACTTATGGCTTAAAAATTCCAGGTAATAGACCATCGGTGGCGTTGGTTGACATTTCAATTGTTGTACCGGCTTTTGGTGATAAGGAGGACACTAGATATTTGGGTATATTGAGAGCTGGTTCTCAGTTCTTAGGTGCTGGACAAATATTCGAGAATGTTTACGACATTGATTTTTCATCACAATATAACTCTCAAGGATTCCCAAACCAAACCAAAATACCAAACTTTGACTCAAATAATAGACTTATTAACTACACAATTACCAAAAGAGAGGCGGTAGTTAATGGAGTTACTAAAGTTTTCAAAAAAGTAGTTAATGCCAACGATGTTAGGCCATTCTTTGAATTTTTCTTACCTGATAAGAATGTTTTGGGTATTACATCTGTAATCCAAAAAGATGGAACGACATATCAAACAACACCAACTTACCAAGAGTTTCTAAACCCATTGAATAAATGGTACGAAGTTGATGCATTGGCGGAGGATATGGTGTTTGTTGA